GATTCTTACGAGGTGAGTTTTGAAAAGTGGTGGGGACTAAGTGCTTGAAATTACGTTACTTCTGTGCTTTCTATTACTTATGGGGAATATTGGGCGCGTGAATTTGGTATGAATATCGTACTATTGATCTGGAAATATGTAATGTTTAGCTGAATTTGGTATGAATATCGTACTATTGATCTGGGAATATGTAGTGTTTAGCTGAATTTAACTTGAATTATCGCCCGTTAGATTGGGATTACTCCCATTCATCTACTATTTTTTCTTCTTTCTTAGTTGATTCGTTATCTTTCACCAATTGGAGTCCCAACATATTACTGTAGGCCCTAATTTCGGTTAGTAGGCCTTTTAAAATAGTCACTTCAGGTCTAGGCTTTAATTGCGCTCCGTTTCTTTCTGAAACCACGTCGTAAGTATAACCATGCTCCTCTAAAATCACATTCACCTTGTCGTAGTGAATACAAATTTCGCATAGAAATCTAAGCTGGGTTAGGTGACTAGGTTTTAGATTCTCTCGGTGCCTTATATCTTCAATAAACACTTCCCAGTATTCTAAAAACTGTTCATCTTTCCTGGGCGGGGTGAGATCTATTTGTATTAATTCACTCATATTTTCCTCGTAGCAAATACTTTTTAGCGCGCTTGCAAAGGTTAAATCTTGCTTGCTGGTAATTAACCAAAGAAACCTTGATGAGCTTTGCGCCATCCCAGGAGTCGTGGCCTTCTAGGATATTGATTAAAACTTTTTTTTCTTGTGGTGAAAAGGGAATTCCATTAAAAATTTCAAGTTTTTCTTCCATGGTTCGGTCTACGAATGGTGGCTTTGCCTCCACTCTTAGATAGTCCTCATCGAGTGACTGGCTTCTTTCTAGTGGCACTGCACCCGCAATGACTCGCTTGTCTTTCAGGCGATCCATAAGCCCGTTTAGGCGGCAATAGTCCACCGCTAAAAATCTTAGGTCTGGTACGTTCCCCCCTTTTCTAAAAAATTCCATTGCAATGTGTTGAACCATATCTTCGTAGTGCCTGTGATAGTGATGTTTAAAAATAAATCTGGAGCAAAATTTTCTTATTCTTTCGTAATGCTCCGGCGTGAAGATAAAATCTGTCATGCCAGAATCATTACTCTTTAATTATGATTTATCCACTTTTTCTTCGTAAATTTCCGTTATCCCCATTGTTGCGCCATTGCGTCGGCAATTCCTCTGTAAGTAACCGATCTAATTTTCCATCTGTCCACTGTTTTTGGTAGTAAGTGAAGCCTTTGAAATCTGCCTTCCACTACGTTAGTAGGCGTTAGGTTTGAAAGCCCTCTTAGCCAAAGGCAGGTTGCCTTAGTCTCGCCGTGGCCAAACATCCAGGGCTGAATAACTTGATTTGGTTTTCTAAATCTATTACTCATTACTCCAATTGGATTTTCAATACAGATTTTCGGTATGTCACAATTATAAAGCATCATAAAGAAAGTGGCGGCTTCTTCCCTTGCATCTCTCCGGGCCTTACCTACTAATGCCCCGCTTTTTCTCTTAGGTTGATCTTTTAACCACTTGTTCGCGCTGACTGTTAAATAAGTACAAGGCGGGTGCGCAATCATTAAATCCCAACCATTATTTAGTATGCTGGAAACATCACATTGATAATGAAATTCTGAGTTGTCGTCTGGTGGCAAAATGTCACAAGACCAAGCATCATGCCCCAATTTTCTAAATGCTTCCCTAACAGTTCCAGAATACTCACAAGCAACTAAGACCTTCATTTTATTTTCTCCTCTTTCTCTTCACAAAGCTCCCATTCGTCTACTCTGTGCGACCATCCTATTAATGCCTGCCCTCCTCTCCCAGTGACTAATCTCTGTGCATTTAGCTCGCCCGTGAGTTGAATATAGCCACCGGCGTCCCCTCCTTGGCGTCGCACCTTAAGCCCTTTCGCTAACTGAACCATCGCCCACGCTAAAGTTCCTTTTTTTGTTTTGATTTTATTAGTTTTAACATCTGGCACGACCAATTCGCCCCCTCCGCCGCTCAAAAACTCACCAATACGGCAAATACCTTCACTGGTACCAAACAGGGAGTGATGGGAGTAAAAAACATCTTTCTTTCCCACTGCGATAATTGTTTTCGTTACGTCACCATTTTTAAAAACTGCGCCCACTTTTAAATCTTCTAATTTATATTTGCTCATTTTGTTTTTTCCTCTTTCTCTTCATAAAGCTCCCATCCGGCTGCGTTTTTTCCCCGTGTTACCAGCGGAAGCCACCAGTCGCAATCGCCATACTCCACAAGGTTAATATATTTGCCGGAATCCCACCCCTCGTGTCTCACCCTTAACCCTTTCACGAGCTGAACCATCGCCCATGCTACAGTCCCTTTTTGTGTTTTGATTTTATTAGTTTTAATATCTGGCTTAACTAATTCGCCCTTTTCGCCGCGCAAAAGACTCTCAATGGAACAAAACTTTTCAGCGTAGCTAAGCGTGGACTGATAGGAGTAACAAACCTCTGACTTGCCTACTCTAATAATTGTGCTTATCGCATATTTGCTCTTAAAAACTGCGCCCACTTTTAAATCTGATAATTTATATTTGCTCATTTGCTCCCCTCTCTTTTAATTTCAACCAGAAGCCTGTTTTCGGATTCTAGCTGTGCGATTTTTTTTTGTTTTAACATTTGGTCTAACTAATTTACCAAACTGTCCGCTAAGGAAGTGGTTAATAGTAGCGGCGTATTCCCTGTAAATTCCATTATGAGCAAAAGAATAAAAAACATCTGTCTTGCCCACCATGAGAATTGTTCTCGTGATATCCCCGTCTTTGAAAACTGCGCCCACTTTTAAATCTTCTAATTTATATTTGCTCATTTTCTCCCCTCCCGTACAGCTCCAGTGCTTCGCGAGCTCTTTTTAACAAATCATCCTCTTCTATTTTTTTCCAAAAAGCCTCACAAATTGGAAAATCCTCATCGTCAACCTCGCTCTCAATTTCAAATACCCTGACAAGCTTATTGCCAGAAATGGCACTTTCGACACTATCCCAATATTCTTTTTTGCACCAACTTCTTAAACCTATAGAATCCTTGTTTCCATATTCAACCAAAGTAACTTTTTTAATTGGTTTGACTAATTCGCCCCTATTGCCATTCAAAAACCCACCAATAGAGCAAGCACCTTCAGCGCGGTTAGATGCAGTGGGATAGGAGTAAAAAACATTTGTCTCGCCCACGGCAATAATTGTTCTTATAATTGTTCCCGATCCGCCACTCTCTTTAAAAACCGCACCCACTTTTAAATCTTCTAATTTATATTTGCTCATTTTAATTCCCCCATTAATTTTTTAAAAAGCCTCTTCAGCGAAAAGAGAATGAAACAAGTCCAGAGTATAAAAATCCAGCACAACGCGATTGAAGTTAATATATCTTTCATACGCCCCCCTCAATCGGGAAGCCATCCTCGCCAACTTCAATTTCAAATTCTCGAATAAATTTATTAGGTTTAGTGCTTATTCTGTTGCCCCATATTTGTTTTAAGCAAATCTTCTTTGACGAGAGATCGTGGGAATTCCAAAACTCAACATAAGCGATTTTTTTTGTTGGCTTAACTAAATCGCCCCTTTCTCCGCTCAAAAACTCACTAATGCGGCAAATAGCCTCAGCGTAGCTATACTTTGAGTGATAGAAATAAAAGACATCTATCTTCCCTACTGTGATAATCGTTCTCGTCGAATGACTGCTCTTGAAAACCGCACCAACTTTCAAATCTTCCAATTTATACTTAGTCATAAAGCCCCTTTTTTACTTCCGCTAATATGAGAACTTGAATGGCGACGATAATTATAAACGTCAGCATAATTACGTCGCACATCGTCCTTAGTTTTATAAGGTTTAACTAGATGTTTATACTTTTCAATCTGCGCCATTAACTGACTTGGTTTAATGTTATTGTGTACACAAAGAGTGGCCACCGCAAAAATAGTTCTATTGGTAAATCTCTCAGGTAGTGTACTAGTTTCAAGGGCCATTAAAAGTTCGCCGGCTTCACGAAAACGTGTAACTTTATACTCTCCCCGATTTACTGAATCTAAAGTTTTACCAGAGGATTGGTGAGAAACGCAAAGCATCACTATGTCCGATGCAGCAACTTTTGGAAACCTATCTACCAGAACAAATGCCTTAGAAATTTCCGCATCCCCTGCTAAATATAGCATTTGAATCTTGTCGCTCAGGGTATGCTTCTTACCTACAATATTAAGAGAGTAAACCTCTTCCACTGTGGCAGATTTCCCCGGCATCTTAATGTAATACACCGGCCACCCTTGAGTTTTACAAGCGGTGAAACGATGCTGTCCGTCTATGATTTCCATATTCTCGTTCACGATAATAGGGAACAATTGTAGTTTAAAATCTTTCTGTGCTTGAGCAATAATTCGACCTAAATTGCGTGAATTAATTTGCCTATTAAAACTTATTATTTTAAAGGCCTTGTAATCAACAGTTACATAAATCTGAGGTACTTTTGGATATTTCATTTGTTTCTCCTTTCATTTTTAAATTTTTATTCTGTATCGGGCACCATTCTATAAGTTATCAACATCACAACATACGCCCCCCCTCAATTGGAAATCCATCTTCACCAACTTCAATTTCAAATTCTCGAATAAATTTATGATTCGTACTAGCGTTTATTCCACGGTTCCAATCCTCTTTTGAGCAATAGTGTTTTGATACCAGGTCGTAGTTACTCTGGAACTCAACGTAGGCAATTTTTTTGTGGGTACGACTAATTCACCATAGTGTCCAGATAAGAATAAATCAATCGAAGCACAATCTTCAACGTAACCAAACGTGGGCTTACTGTGGTAAAAAACGTCTGCCTTGCCCACTGTAATAATTGTTCTTATAATTGTTCTCGCTCCGTCACTCTCTTTAAAAACCGCACCGACTTTTAAATCAGTTAATTTATATTTAGTCATTTTCTCCCCTAAGTTTTTTAATTATTGCCTTTAATTTTTCATGCTCTGCTTCTAGTCTATTGATTTCGTCATTCGCAGCATCGCCAATTAGTTTAACTTCGTGGAGCAAGCGACCCCTCAGAGTTTCGTTTTCTGTTTCTAGTTGTTCAAGCATTTTCATTAAAGGATTTTCAATATCAGCAAGCTCAACTTCAATAGGGTCACCATATGGATCTATGGGTACCGACATTTTACTTGCCGCACGGCTATCACAAATGACAACCCCAAACTTTATAGCCCCGTCCAGAACTTCCTGCGGCCAACCGCCGTTTTCTTTTAGGTTAATTTTTATGCGCTCAAAATATATCAGAGCTTCTTTTTCTGTCTTAAAATATTCGATGTTTGAATCAAAATCGTCATGTATGAAAAATGGTTTACTCATACGCCCCCTCGATTGGAAAGCCATCTGCGCCGAGTTCCATTTCGAATTCTCGAATAAATTTATGATTCGTACTATCGTTCATTCCACGGTACCATACCTCTTTTGAGCAACAGTGTGTGAATCTCAGGTCGTACTTGCTCTGGTACACAACACAGGCAACCTTCGTAATTGGCACGACTAATTCGCCATAATCCCCGTCAGAAAAGTGGTTAATGTTAGCGGCACTTTCCTTATAAAGCCCATTCTCAGTATAAGAATAAATTACCAGCAAGTTACATACTGCTATGATTGTTCTTGTTGTGCCACTCTCTTTAAAAACCGCACCCACTTTTATATCAGTTAATTTATACTTATCCATACGCCCCCCTTGATTGGAAATCCATCTTCACCAACTTCAACTTCGAATTCTCGAATAAATTTATGATTCGTACTAGCGTTTATTTCACGGTACCATACCTCTTTTGAGCAATAGTGTTTTGTTATCAGGTCGCTCTTGCTCTGGTATTCAACGTAGGTAACTTTCGTAGTTGGCTTAACTAAATCGCCATACCATCCGTCAAGGAATAGTTTAATAGTAGCGGCGTATTCCTTGTAAATTCCATCCTCAATAAAAGAATAAAAAACATGTGTCTTGCCTGCTGTGACAATTGTTCTTATATTACTACCATTTTTAAAAACCGAGCCGATCTTTAAATCTTCTAATTTATATTTATTCATACGCCCCCCTCGATTGGAAATCCATCCTCACCAACTTCAATTTCAAATTCTCGAATAAATTTAAGAGTGCTATTAGTGCTTGCTCCACGGTTCCAAACCTCTTTTGAGCAATAGCGTTTTGACGAAAGATCGCGGCAACTCCAATACTCAACATAAGCGATTTTCATAGTTGGCCTAACTAATTCGCCCCTATCCCCACGCAAAAACTCTCCGATGGGACAAATCTTTTCAACGTAGCCACACGTGGAGTGATAGGAATAAAGAACCTCAATCTTGCCCACGGCAATAATTGTTCTCGTCGTATGGCCGCTCTCTTCAAAAACTGCGCCCACTTCTAAATCTTCTAATTTATATTTATTCATACGCCCCTCTCAATTGGAAAGCCATCTTCACCAACTTCAATTTCAAATTCTCGAATAAATTTATGATTCGTACTAGCGTTTATTTCACGGTACCATACCTCTTTTGAGCAATAGTGTTTTGATACCAGGTCGTAGTTACTCTGGAACTCAACGTAGGCAATTTTTTTTGTTGGTACGACTAATGCGCCCTTATCGCCACGCAAAAAATCACCAAGGGGGCAAATATTTTCAATGCGATCACTCGTGAAGCGATAGGAGTAAAAAACATCTGTCTTTCCCACCAGGAGAATTGTTCTTGTTGCGTCCCCATCTTTAAAAACCGCACCCACTTTCAGATCTTCTATTTTATATTTATTCATACGCCCTCCTTTTTAATTTCAAACATCGGCTTTCTAAGCTTCATTCTCTCAAGACAATCGGCTACCGACTCATCTATGTTTGTAGTGTATCTCTCAAGCAAATTTATCATAAACCAGTAGTCTTTTTTAACTACATTGAGTTTGACTTTTAAATCCTCATTCTCTACTTCTAGCTGTGCGATTTTTTCTATTTGTCTTTCGTTATGAAGATTAATTAGTTTAACGGCATCTTCATAGTCATAAGCGCCTGAGCAATCTATTTTAAGACTTTCACAAATTAAACCCGCGCCTTGCTCTGCACCGTCGAAATAGCCTTGTGTAAAGCCTTCTGTAAAACCCTCTGTATAGCCTTTTGTATAGCCTTCGACCTTTACAGATGAATCTCGCGATTGACACTCTTTGAGGGAAATGTTTTTTTGATTAGCTATCTCGCTCATGCGTCTTCCTCTGTCATTATGTAGTTAACAGCTTCACCTTGTTTGCTTTGCCAATCTATGGAAATCTGGCCTGTTATTTTAAAAGGGTAAATTTTCCCATTGTATAAAAGATCCACATTGCACTCATAAGTCTCGATACTACAAGGTTCATCATGATAATGATCCTCTCCGATTCGTTCAGCTAAATCCGAAAGACACTTAATCTTTTGCCATTCGTACCATGGGCAGACTCTTAAAACACTGTAAGAAAAATCCTCGCCAGTGTAATCCTTGATTCTGTACCGCACGTCATCTTTTTTTGTTACCCAAATGTCCTCGTTCATAATCTTTCCCCCATTAATTTATTAATAATCCACTTCAGCAGTGAAAGAATAACATACGCCCACAGGAGAAAAATCCTGCAATTGTTCACACTCTTTGTAATTGTTTCCATCAAAAAGAAGTGCAATTTTTTCCACAGGTATTGTTCTGTATTTTTTAATCATTTCAACATTCTCCCTTATTTACAATGATTGCCATTAAGTACAAATGTTAAATCATGCATATTACCAACTATAAAAACTTCCCCTGATTCTTCGTCGAGTAATCCAAGAACGGTAGTACTTAAGTCAGTGCATCTTACAATTTTTAAGCTATCACCTTTCACTGACTCATGAAGCCATTCGGTAAATGATTTCATCTTTTTATCGTCACTCATTTCTCCCCCATTAATTTATTAATAATCCACTTCAGTAGTGAAAGAATAACATACGCCCATAGGAGAAAAATTCCGCATAGGGCGATTGAAGTTAATACGTTTTTCATTTTGCACCATCTTGTTTGATAAAATCCTTCCATCTATAGTTAATCACGCCCCATTTTTCTGCCTCCTCGTTCGCATGGCCCCAAAAAAAAGCAGAGAGGATGAAATCGCTGGGATTACTCGACTTGAGCCAATCTTTAAGATCGTCGCTTCCCCCGCCATTCGCAAACCTAGCTTTATATTCTTCCAGAACTCCCTTCTCTTCTAAAAACTTAATAAATTTATTTGCCGCATCTTTCATAATCTCTCACTTTTTAAGTCGTACATAATTTATTTATATAATCGCCCCTTTGATTCACTGGGAAGAAATTTTCATGCTCTAGACAACTAACTATGTCTTCCCATTCAATACTAAGGTCGCGCCATTTTTTTTCGTTTCCAATATAAATCCATGAAAAAGCATATTCGACGTAATAGCGAGGCCCGACTGATTTAAGCCAAACCTCAAGAGGTTTATCCAAACCAAACCTTGTTCTGAATTTTTTAAAACTAGCTTTATATTCTTCCAGAACTCCTCTCTCTTCCAAAAAACTAATAAACTTATTTTCTGCATCTTTCATTTTGCACCATCCTGTTTAATAAAATCCTGCCATTCATTGCTGACTCCACTTCCTAAGCAAAGAACTTAGTAAGGTATTTTGCCAAAGGTGCTTCATGGTGTATGCATGTAACTTCTTCTGGATTTTGGTTAGAAATTTTGTCTTCAAAGAAAATTCCAATCTCTTCTAAATTATTTGAAAAGTTAAATACGAGTGTCTTATGTTTTGATGAAAATTCAATATCTATAGATCCATCAGGGCACGGGCAAGGTGAAATCTTAGAAAGATCTGTATTTATAAAGTCTACATATGCCCTAACATTCAAAACCAATTCGGTGCAAAAGCTAACTGCATTTTTGGAAAATGGTGGTGCTTTATAGCCGTCCCACTTAGGTGGAAAAGCCAGATAGCGCTCAATGTCTGTTATTGCTTTTGAAAACAATGATTCTGTCTTTTCTGCATCTTTCATTTTGCACCATCCTGTTTAATAAAATCCTGCCATTCATTGTTAATCGCGCTCCATTTTCCCCACTCGCCCGCATGGCCCCAGTAGAAAGCTAAACTAATGCAATGGCTAGGATTAACCGATTTGAGCCAAACCTTAGGATCGTCGAAGCCTCTAGTGTTTTTAAGGCTAGCTTTGAATTCTTCCAGAACTTTCTTCTCTTCTAAAAACTTAATAAATTTATTTTCTGCATCTTTCATTTTAGACCCTCCAAACACAGCATGAAAATTACATAGTTCTTTTGCTTCTTGTAGAATTCAGCAGTTCGAACAGCGTCCTCACTATAAGAAGCAGCAGCAGCGGTAGAAATAGCGGCAGATAGGACATAATTATCGGCAGAATAGAAGGCAGAATAGGCGGCAGAACTGGAAGGAGAATAGGAGGCATAATTATCGGCAGAATAGGAGGCAGAGTGTTTAGCAGAATGTGCAGCATCTTCTAACTCTTTGTCCGTTATTTTTCCCTCTAACCAATCCAATCTTGCCTCGATGGCCAACCTTGGTCGCTTGTCGTTAGGCAATTCTTTTTCAAAAATATGTAGTGTGGAATAAGCAAAATCACAGGCCATTAAATAAAGTATGCGATCTGAAAAAATACCACTTTTGAAAACAACCGGCATTCTTGAACCAGTACACTCAAGATACCCAATAGCACCTCCAAATGATTTAAAAATATCTTTATCAAATAACTTCAAACATTCATCTAGATACTTATTAATAATTCGTACAGTTAGCTTATTTACTAGATAACTGAGTTTGTATGTTTTAGAAATATCGAGATTTAGTTCATCACAAAAATCTTTAATTCCATACTCACATAACCCTATTGCACGGGCATCATTAAAGTTAATAGTTTTTTTAATATAAATCGAATGATTCTTTTTATTAATCTCCCGTTCTGCAAACAAAATGGAGTTTTCACGTCCCATTGATTTAAACTGCTTTGTTGATAAATGATAAGAACCGTTTTTGTTACTAAATAAAACATAATCGTCTTTAAATGTTACTTTCATATTATCACCGGCAGCTTTCCTAAAAGAACACACTGATAAGGTTTTGGCGGCAAAACCCCGTTATACCTAAAATAAAAATTATTAGTCACAACATTCCACCAAACATTCAAAGAGTAATAGTCGTCGGGAGTGTCGCCTACTCCGAAATAATCCCTTAATGCACTCATAATTTCTCACCTATTAATTTATTAATAATCCATATCACCAGTGAAAAAATAACATACGCCGAAAGATAAAAAAACATGTATAAGGCGATTGCAGTTAATACGTCTTTCATTCTGCACCATGCAATTTAATATACTCACGCCATTCAATATGGAGTTTCTCCCACTTTAGAAACTCTTTAAATTTTTCGTCACCACTGCCCCAATCAAAAGCATAACTAACATAATCCATAGGTCGCGACCTCCCAAGAAATTCTTCTAGGAATTCTTCCCCTCTAAGGTCAAAGTTAGTTTTAAATGCTTCAAAAAGATTTCTATCTTTTAAAAACTTAATAAATTTATCTTCTGCGTCTTTCATTCTGCACCATCCTGTTTGATAAAATCCTGCCATTTATAGTGAATCGCGCGCCATTTTTCTTCCTCTCTCCGTTTTATTTCCTCGTTCGCATGGCCCCGAAAAAAAGCAAAGAGGGTGAAATCACGGGGGTTAGCAGATTTAATCCAAGCTTTAAAGACAATAAAACCATTGTTTCCCCAGCTATTCACAAAGTTAGTTTCGAGTTCTTCCAAAACTCCCTCCTCTTCCAAAAAACTAATAAATTTATTTTCTGCGTCTTTCATAATTTCTCACCCGATAATTTAATAAGAAAACATTTCAGCGAAAAGAGAATTACACAAGTCCCGAGTATGAGAATCCAGCTCACCGCAAGGGAAGTTAATATTTCAGTCATAGTATTTCATCCTCAACCCCTTCTCCGTTATCCACTTTAGAAAAATAAAGGAAATCTTTATCCGACTCACTAAAATAAACTAAAGGTAAAAACTCCGGCGGTGCCTCTAAGTGATCCCTTAGAAATTCCCTTATGGCCTCTTCCCGCGCATAGATCTTTTCTCTCCCCCTCACTACTTTACTGGCCTCTACTAATTCCTTAATGGTCACCCCGTGCCACTCCTCTAACATATCTAATTTATACCCTGGTAATTTAGACAGGGGTGAGTTCATCTCTAGTTCAAGATCTTCTCTGGCCCCTTCCTTTCTTTTTCTTATGTGCTCCACTACTTGTTTCATAGATAGCGGTATTCCACTCATATACATATCGTACTTAATTTGGGAGTGAACCATTCTAAACTCTCCCCCTTCCTCTTGTAAGTTACCAAACTCTCTGAGCCACTCCCCAAATTGCTGTACCACTTTCCCCTCGGGATCTTCTAATTGCTCTACTAAACTTGTTATTAGTTCTGGATTCATCACCTCTTTCAGAGGAGTGTGTCCGGTTTCTATACATAGAAATCGCCTCTCGTCGGGCACCATGATTGGAATTGATTTGGTTTTATTACTAGTAATAACTGTGGAGGCGAAGTTGATAATAGTTCTAGCTCTAATGCCTTTCCCTTCGACACTAATCACATCATTACTAAAGGCCTTTAGCCGATCATTAACTTCCGCCTTGGCCGAAGGCCCTTCCTCTTCCCTAATATCTATTTCCTCAATTAATACAATTCTCTTTTCGTCATAACAATCGTTGAATTCTTTTTTAGTTAAACTCCTCGGGGCGGTGGCGTGGTTGTGTCTTCCCACCATGGCGGCGCACAAACTATCCCCGAAAATAGATTTACCAATACCCTGTTTACCACAGAGAACTAGTATAACCTGCGAACGTCTACTGAAAGTGGCGTGGTATAACCAATGCAGTGCTTCCAACTTATTTTGAGGTATTGGGAAAAGGTGGACGAGAAACATATCTAAAATCGTCGGTATGACCAACTTATCCGCCTTAATTTGAGGTTTCGATATCCAAATGGGGGGATTGTATCGGTTTATCTCAAAAATCTCTCTGCCGGTCATTTTATCAACCGTCGCAGATACCTGCATACCTGGTTGAATCTGGGGGTTATAAGTCTTAAAGGCAGGTATTGCGGATAACCTTAATTTATCTAAGCTCATACCAAGTACTTCACTCTTCACTGCTGCTAAATAAAACTTAGCGTCCATTACAACCGTCATGCCGGTTCGACTATCTACAAAAGAAAATCCTCCGTGGTTGTCATGTATTGGCGTGATGTATTCAGTAACCCAATCTAGAACCTCTGTGGGAATTTCACGAACCTTGGCCCCGGCCAGTATTAACTCAACCAGCGAATCTAAGTCCTTATAGTGCTGGATTAAAAATGGGAGTAGTTCGGATTTACTTAAAACGGAACTTATCTTTTGATGGACATAAGTTTTCTCTTTGAAGCTGGACATAGTGGAGGTTTTATATTTAGTGCCTCTTCTCTCCACGCCAAATTTTAATGCGATGGTATCTAAATTCATTTTTAGGTTCCTGGTTTAGGTAAGTAAAAGTTTAGTAACACCTTCCCAGTGGTAAAGGCGGACAGGGGAAAAGTGTTGGAACACTCCACCCCCCATCACTAAATTTACTTTCCAGGAATATTCTTTCTATCAACCTGAAACTTTACTGTCAATTGCAATTAAATATGTAGGTAAAAAGAAGGGAGGAATTTGGCCCCAAAAAGAGAGGGGAAATATAACCCAAAAAATAAAAGTCATTTCACACTCAAAAATTTAAGATAAATATTTTGGAATACGCGAATGTGTCACTTGGCAAATCGCCGCACGTAAAGAAAATTTTTATTTATTTTTTAATCCTAAACCTGGTTTAAGGGTTAAGATTTACATTCAATACATACGCGCGAAAACCCTGTACAGGTCGTGCCGACCGCCCGTACAGGGCAGTTTATCACGTGATTACAATAAGTAAAGAAGAATATTTTTCTTTTTTTTGGTAGGTCAAAAAGAAAAGACGCAGTTACTTTTTTTTTTTTCGAAATTTTTTTTTTTTTTTTTTCGAGGAGGTGCGCATATATTTTAAAAAGTCGTATTTGACACCATAAAAGCAATATGCTAACTTGTAGTCAACAATCGTTGAATACAAGCTTACCCAAAATCCGGTTATTTTTACATTTTCACTACCTTTTTGGCCCCTGAATTAGTATGGTTTTTCATGCGTATTTTGAGGCTCTTTTTTGATCTAATTTTAACCCTTCTTTTGACCTATGTTTTGGCGGATTATTTGGCCTTAAAAAAGGAGTGCGAATTGCTAAAGAAAGAGCGTCAAAAGGCGGTGGAAATTTCTAATAAGTTGGCGCAGGAACTACTAAAGAAAAACCCCAAGAAGCTATTTGAATTAATCCGCCCTTAGTTAAAATTAAATTGTTTTCAAACCCCCCAACAGATTGCTAAATATATAGACTATGACTTTAAAAGTTTTAAGTTTATGTGACGGCCTATCGGGTATTTCTCTAGCATTTAATAAATTAGGTATAGAGGTGGAAGTACATGCCGTGGAAACGGATCGCCAGGTGGGGGCGTTGGCCGACTTTAATGTACAGGTAGTGCGTTGGAAGAATGATGTTAATTCCATCACGGAGTCCGACATAGTGGCGCACGGCCCTTATGACTGGGTTGTGTTTGGTAGCCCATGCCAGAGTGTTTCTGTGGCGGGCGATGGTTCGGGATTAAATGGAAGCTCCGGTCTGCTTATAAAGTGCATGGAGATATTAAAACTCTGCCAGAAACACAACCCCTCTTTAAAGTATATTATTGAGAATGTTAAAATGAAGAAAGAGTTCTACTCTCAATTTGTATCTTTAATAGGGCACGAGGCAGTGTTGATAAACGCCGCCTTAGTTTCCGCCCAGAAACGGGAGCGGTATTATTGGTGCAATTTTTCCGTACCCCAACCTACAGATAGACGATTATTATTAAAAGACGTACTGGAATCCACTCCAGATAAAAGTATGATCTTCTCCCCTGGGGAGTTTGACCAAATACTAAACTCTAGGGTTTGCCTAGATGACTCAGAAATTAAGGGAGTCACCTTAAAAGACCATATAATTAAATCACAAAAGCAAGTTGTCTTTGCCTACTCTTCCTCTAGCAGGGCATGGGGTATAGACAGGCGCTCCAATATTTCAGGGAAGGCCAACACTCTTGCCACAGGCAGTGGAGGGAGTTCGGGGAATAGATCTATAAACGGAGTGGCCAATATTTCCCCCACGGGAATAACTCTTAGAAAACTCACAGTGAGAGAGTGCGCCAGACTTCAAACCATACCAGATTGGTTTCATCTTAACCCTGTGAGTAAAACCCACGCGTATAAGGCCATTGGTAATGGTTGGTGTACCGAAGTTATTATTCACATACTAAGGTGCGGCCTGCATCCGGTAGATCTATGATTGATATTGACCCCCTGGATTACCCCTTTGTCACAGACGGTCATATTTATGCCACCCAAGTAGTTAGTGGGGAGATCCCCGCTTGCAAATTTGTAATAGGGGCCTGTAAGAGATACTTCAAAGATTTTAACAACCCCACTTTCTACTTTGATTTAAATAAAGCGGAAAGATACTTAAGACTCACTCAAAAATTTAAGCATGTTAAAGGTAAGAATTGGAAGACTGAAAACATAACCTATGAGCCGTGGCAATGTTTTGCCTTTATGAATATTGCTGGGTGGGTGGATATCAGAACCGGCGAGAGAAGGTTTAGAGTAGCTCACTTAGAATTTCCCCGAGGGAATGGAAAAAGCTTACTCGCCTCCCAGGCCGTACTATATTTTCTAGCGTTAGATAACCCTAAAGGGAATGAGATTTCCTGCGCCGCAACCAAGACCGATCAGGCGCGGATTGTCCTAGACTCTTCCCGTGCCATGGCCAAGGCCTGCCCCAAATACCTAGAGTCCACCGGAGTGGAAGTATTGGCCCACAAGATAATCCACGATAGGTCTAACTCTTTTGTCCGTGCCCTATCTAGTGATGATAAATCTTTAGATGGGCTTAACGATATACTTTGCGTCATTGACGAATTACATGCGGTATCTACAGAGTTGTTTGAGGTTATTTCCTCCGGCCTTTCTAAGCGTAATGACTCGCTCCTATTAACTATCACCACTGCCGGAAGGTCGGTGGAATCTATTGGGTATTCTCAATCTTCCTACGCCAAGAAAGTGGCAATGGGAGAGCACCTAGACGAACAATTTTTCTCCTTAGTATATACTGTGGATGAAACTGATAATATCCACAGTGAGAGAACCTGGAGAAAGGCAAATCCCAATTACGGCGTTTCAGTAGATCCGATTACTTTCCATGCAAAATCTGAAAAGGCAAAAATAACTCCGAGTGACTTACCTAACTTTAAAACTAAACATTTAAATATTTGGGTATCTGAAGCCAATGCTTATTTCGATTTAGCTAAATGGGATAAGTGCGCCAATGAAGAATTAACATGGGAGTCTGTAAGTGGCCTTAGATGTTTCGCTGCGGTGGATTTATCTTCTAAGGTGGATTTAACTTCTATGGGGTTTTTATTTCGCATACCTTATAAAACTGCCTTAGGTGCGGATAAGTTTAAATACAAATTTCTAGAGAAGTCATTCATACCAGAAGTGCGGATAGAAGAATCTAACAACGTACTACTCGCCAACTGCCTCGGCTCTGGACACCTCATAGCTACTAAAGGGGAGGCGATTAGTTACGACACTATTGAAAAGGAATTTATCGCCTCAGTGAAACCTTTAAAACTTAACTCCGTTTTCTATGACCCGTGGAACGCCACTCAATTTGGTCAAATATTAGTGGCCAAGAAGTTCGACGCTCAAGAATTTAGAATGACCACTGCAAATTTTTCGGAGCCAATGAAGACTTTAGATGCGCTGATTCGTGAAGGGGAGTTTGAACACAACGGAAGTCCACTATTACGTTGGTGTGTGGGAAATGTCGTGGCCAAGGAAGATGCGAACGGGAATGTATTCCCTCGGAAGACTCACGAAAAATTAAAAATTGACCCCGTGATAACTCTTCTTATGTGTCTGGCCGGTTGGGTGAAGGAAGAAGATAATAAGTCCGTTTACTCTTCTCGCGGAATTCGTACAATTTAGCACTTGTCATAGTGGGTTAAAAATTCTTAACATAGAACTACTATGGCAAAATTATTAGACTTCAAAATGAAAGCGCGTACTCTTCAGATAAGTAATAAATCGGTCACTAAGGCCGAGATTGTTATGTACGGTCCAATCGGATCTAGTTTCTGGGAGGAGTCCATTTCAGCTAAACAAGTTTCGGACATTCTAAAAGACCTACCCGATACGGTTAATGAAATATCCTTAAGAATAAACTCTCCAGGTGGAGATGTGTTTGAGGGGATTACAATTTACAATCGACTTAAGCAACACAAAGCAAAAGTAATTTGTCACATAGACGGTATGGCGGCTTCTATTGCCTCTATCATTATACTGGCCGCTGACGAGATTATTATTGGTGAAGGCGCACAAGTAATGATTCACAAGCCATGGACTTTCGCAGGCGGGAACGCCAACGATTTAGAAGCGATAGTTAACCGTCTGGACGATGTGGAAAACCAACTCATTGGTATTTACATGAAGAGAACCGGCATATCACGTTCTGATTTAATAGATATGTTATCCAAGGAAACTTGGTTCGACGCTGACCAAGCAATTGAAAATAAATTTGCTGATAAGAAGTCGGAGGAAGAAGCAATGCCAATCGCCGCCTCTTTATTAGAGGGATGTGTTTGGATGAAAAAGAAACCACTTAATGCGAATAGCGCAGAGAAAGTGGCAATGGGTAAAGCAGTAGAATTGACTGGGAATTTAAAGAGTTTTTTAGCTCGCAAATAGCGTAGCGACTCTGGGATTAAATATTAATTTTTATAAGGGGATCGTATGACTGAAGTAGAAAAAATGGAAGCAAGATTATTAGAAATCATTGCTGCGCTAGAAGGTATCACTGCTGGAACTTTAGGCGACAAAGAAGTAGAACAATTAAATGTTCTTAATGATGAAGCCACTGCATTAACAGCTAAAATTGAAGCAGTAAAAAAAGCTGCTGCAATCACTGCTTCTGCGTCTGCGTCTACTCGTAAGACAGGCCCAGCTTCAGCTTCAGCTAAACCTAATGAAGTTGTAGTTATCGGAAACAAAAGAGAAGACATTAACTTTGGTTTCGAGTCTGCTGGACACTATGTTAAAGCGATTAAAGATTCTGCTTACGGAAATGTTGATCCACGTTTGAATAAATTCATGAACGCTTCTCAAAATGAAGGTTCTGGAGAAGCTGGCGGATTTCTAGTTCCTGCTGATATGAGACAAGAAATTCAAAAGAAAGTAATGGGAGATGAATCTTTACTTCCACTTACTAAACAATTCAAAACTAATTCTAACAGAGTTGAATTGCCAATTAATGAAGTAGCGCCATGGGATTCTACTGGATTCCAAGCTTACTGGGAAGGCGAAGAAGTAAGCCATACCGAATCTAAAACTAAGTTTGGTTTGTTTGATGTTAAATTAAATAAGCTTACGGCTTTAGTAAAACTTACTGACGAAATTTTAAGCGACACAAGCTTAATTGAATCTTATGTAAGACAAGAAGCTCCAAACGCTTTAGTACACAAAATTAACTCTGCAATTATCAGCGGTGACGGCGTTGGGAAACCAGCGGGCTTTTTAAGTTCTGCTTTCAAAATTAAAGTATTGAAAGAAGGCGGACAAGCGGTTGACACGGTTTTATTTGAAAACATTAACAAAATGTTTGGCCAATTATTACCAAGCTCAGTAAGTAAATCTTTCTGGTTAGTTAACCCAGCGGTTCTTCCTCAACTTCGTTTGATGAAGTTCACTGATAACTCTCCAGTTTATATCCCAGGTATGGGTGGAGTTGGAAGCCTAGCTTCTGCACCACACGGATACTTAATGGGTTTACCTATCAGAGTTCAAATGGCAGGAGTTAAAGCTCTTGGTGACGAAGGGGATATTTCACTTGTTGATTTATCTTACTACCACTCATTAGTTAAAGTTTCTGGCTTTAAGTCTGAAATCAATCCTTGGTTATACTGGGATAAAGATGTTCAAGCATTAAAGATCCAAACTCGTATTGGCGGCGGAGTTCCTTACAAAGCTCCAGTTACTACTGAATTTGGTTCGTTCAATATGTCTGCTTTTATCACTCTCGAAGATAGATAATAGCTAAAATTTCCGAAGGTAGTCCTCTCTCCTACCTTCGGAATTATAAATTGAGGGATTAGAATTTAACATTGGAGATTTTTTATATGGAAAACCTACTATCAGAACAAACGGCAATTAAACAAGTAATGGCACCTGTAGATTTAAATACTGCCGCCGTTACTGGAGCTAGAATTAAATTAGAAAAAGGCCACAGAATCGCGGCAGTACTTTCTATGGGAACTTCTACTGCGGCAGTGGTGGAAGTTACTCTACGTCAGCACAACGCAGCTTCTGCTGGGACTTCTAAAGATCTAGTTGGCAATAAGCCACACTTCACTAAGTCTGGAGCAGAAACTTCATTCACTAAAGTGGAGCAAGTAACTGCTCTTGCGTTGAAAGATGTTTCTACTCAATTCGCATCTAACGGCGGAATTCTTGTAGTAGAAGCGAGTGCTGAAGAATTAGATATTAACAATGGGTTTGCTTGGTTTTCTATCGACATTGCAGACACTACGGCAGCTAAACTAGGTTCAGCAGTGTATCACTTACACGATATGAAATTCCAACCTGCCTTCAGCGAAGTTGTTTAATTTCAGCTTGTAGGTGTGTTAGCTCCTTTTCGCACCACAAGAGTTTTTATTTTGTCTTAGGGAGGTAGAGATACCTCCCTTTGTTTATGAGAGGTATTTATGAAACATGTTAAGTTCAACACAGACGCTTTTTACAATGGAGAACTCCTTGCAAAAAGAAATGAAATATTAAAACTAGAAGATGACTTCGCTAATCGCTGGATTAGAAGAGGCCACTCAGAAGTTAGTGGGGAAGTAATCGAAGCACCCACATTAGATGAGGAGATAATTTTAACTCCCGCCATTCCAGTTAAGGAAGTAATCGAAGCACCCACATTAGATGAGGGGATATTTTTGGAAACCGTTATTTCGGTTAAGAAAGGAAATCAAAAGAAATTAGAAGCTATTAAAAAGAAATTAGAAGCCAGCAAATAGTAGGTGTGTAGATGAGCATAACTTCTAAAATAAAAAAGATATTTAGTAGAGGTAAATACCAAGCCACGGAGCCTAGATCTCCTAGGAGTTTGTACTCATACTCAGGGGGATCGGAAGTAACTCCAGACTCAGCACTACAAGTCTCCGCCTTCTACCGTGGGGTGAACTTCATCTGTACCCAAATAGCTAAATTAGAGTGGCAAGTTAAAGACCAAAAAAGACGACCGATTAAAGATAACCTATACCGACTTTTAAACACTAGCCCGAATGAAGAGATGACCGCCTTCAATTTTAAAACTTGGTTAGTATCCCAGGCGATCACTGCCGGAAACGCTTACGCTGAGATTGAAAGAGACACCGCAGGAAGAGTTAAATATCTTTGGCCAATTGAAACTTGTGATGTATGCCCGACTAGAACCGTATCAGGAAAATTAGTCTACAGAATAATCGGTGGATCTTCCCGACAAGCTGCCGATGTTTACCTACAACCAAGAGATGTACTTCACATAAGAAGTCCACTCACATTCGGCGGGATTTCTGGAATAGGAGTTATACCCTACGCCACGGAAATCTTGGGAATAAGTTTAGGTGGGGATAAGTTTGCAAATTCTTTAATGGCCAACGGCGGTAGACCGAGTGGGGTTTTAAGTTTCGAAGGGGCGCTTGATGACGAGGCTTACGAGAGAATTAAAGAATCATGGAAAGAGTCTCACGGTGGGCGCAAGTCTGGCGGCGTGGCAATCCTAGAGGAAGGTGCAAAGTACACCGCAATTTCTTTCGACCCACAAGTAATGCAATTTATCGAAACTAGAAAATTTAACGTAATTGAAATCTCCCGATTTTTAGGAGTTCCTCCTACTAAGTTATATGACACAGAAGCTGCAAGCTACGCTAACCAAGAACAAAGTGCGTTGGAAGTAGTGACGGATACTTTAGATTCTTGGGCCAAGAACTTAGAATCTGAAATAGATTTTAAACTAATCAATGACTACTCTAGAAGCACCCAATTAGATTTGTACGGAGTGTTCAGAGGGGATATGTCTTCTCGTGCCACTTACTTCCAAAAGATGATGCAAGCAGGTGCCATCACACCTAATGAGATACGAGAAAAAGAAGGTATGCCAGGATACGAAGGCGGAGACAGATTTTTTATTGCCTCCAACAATTTCACACCTACCGATAGATTAGATGAAGTGATAGACGCTCAAGTAGCGCCCGCTCCAACCCCTCAACCCACAGTGGACCCAAAAAAAGAAGGCGCTAAAGATACTATAGAAGAAGATAAGAATTTGGCCTTGGCCACTATTGAGTATTTAAAAACAAGAACTAAACATAACTAAACTCGCTTTGCGCGTAGTAGGTTAGGTAGAATTGAAGAACGAAGTAATCATTGCACTTATAGCCTCTCTAGTAGAGGAACAAACTAACCTATGTTTTAGTTCATCCGAGTTCAAGCAAGGGCTTAGAGGTATCCGAGGCCCTAGAGGTTTCGACGGTACAGACTTCGACTTCGAAGAATACAAAGGCAGGATAAATTCCCTAGTCACTGACCACATAGAGTCGATCAAAAATTCCCTAAAATTAAAATACTGTGACTTAAATGAATTCGAACTAAAGGCTTTACGGGGTGAGGACGGAGATGGATTCGACTTCGATGAAAGCAAAGAGAAAATAACTAAAATAATTGCCGGTCACATCGAAAGTATTTCTGAGAGTTTGAAATTAAAATTCTCTGATTTAAGTGGAGATGAGATAGGTCTTCTCCGTGGTCCCAAGGGGCGGGACGGTAGGGACGGCTTAGAGGGGCCTCACGGAAAAGACGGTAAGGATTTCGTATTTGCAGAAACCCAAGGTGAAATATCCACATTAGTCTCTAACTATATTAATGAAATTAAAAGCGATTTTAAGTTAAAAATTTCTGACCTAAACGAAGAAGAGTTATTAGCTATACGCGGACCTCGTGGTCAGAGGGGAAAACAAGGTAGAGACTTTAGCATAGAAGAAAATGCAGATACAGTTAACGCCCTGATTATTGCCCACATAACTACTGTTAAAGAAGATCTTAAATTAAAGTTCTCAGAGTTAAGTGAAGAGGAGCGAGAGTCTCTCAAATTAAAGTTTCAAGATTTAACAGAAGAGGATAGATATTCTCTCAAAGGCCCCAGAGGCCAGAGAGGTAGACAGGGGCGAGATGGAAAAGACATAACCCCCGAAGACGTGCAAACAGTAGTAGAAAAAAATAAAGATTTATTAAAGGGAGAAAGAGGCCCGCTTGGGCCTAGAGGTATTCCTGGAATATCTGGGAGTAATGGGTTTTCGGTTCAAGGCCCTAAAGGGGACAGCGCCCCTATAATAACCGGAATAAGAGTAGAGGAAACTGTTTACGATGAGTTGAGTCTGGAGTTTGATTTCTCCGACGGGCACACCCTGATTACAAATAAAGTGCAAATGCCTACTAAAAAATTGATTTCCCACAGCACCATTTATACAGGTTCAGGGGGAGGAGGATCTACTACACCCACGAGTACCTATGAGGTGAAAAATGTAGCGTCCTACACCATACAAAACTCAGATATCACCCTAGAAAATACCTACCCCGGGGCCACCTTCTACCTACCTGCTGCGCCCACACTGGGCCAAGAGTTTAGAATACTCAGCGGCACTTCTCTAGGGAGTTTAACCCTAGATGGGAACGGTAAGAATATAAACGGGGATGCTTCACTAATATTAATTAACTACGATTCTGCTCCAGTACAATACAACGGAACTCAGTGGAGAATCTTGTAATGACATTTACAAAACTTAAATTAATAAAGACAATGGACTTGGAGGATTTATGCTAACCCCTGCGATTGTAGATTTAAATATATATATGGGCGCAAACTTTGACTTTGATTTTCAAGTTTTCGAAGCTGACGGAGTTACAATAAAAAATCTGCAAACAGAAGGGTACACCAACCCCGTGGCAAAAATGAAGAAGTTTCCCACTACGGATATTTCAGACGTTATTGACTTCACCTCGGCGCTTGTGGCGAATGTTGTAACTATCTCACTATCTTTGGCCGACACTTCTACAATACCCGTACAGTTAGATGTTAAGTCAGCTTTCAGACCTACAATATATATCTACTCCCTAGACATAACCGACCCAGGTGGGAAGGTACAAAGATTGGCATACGGTATAGCTAGCGTAATTGTAGGAGTGTAATGACCATAGTTATAGTTAATACAAATCCCGTTAAAGTTTTGGCCAACCAAGAATCGACTGTGATTAAAATTGCGGAAGGTCCGAGAGGGGTGGGGATTCCTACGGGCGGAAGTACTAATCAAGTATTAAGAAAAGTTTCTAACACAGACTATGACTTAGAGTGGGCCAACGCTTTTACACCTAGTCCCACATACGTCATTAAAAATATCCCTACATATACCGTAGTTAACACTGACGGATCGCTAGAAAACAATTATCCAGGGGCGACGTTTTTACTAGAGGCCTCCCCAAGCACAGGGAGAGAGTTTATAATTTATAATGGCACCCTTGCCGGTGGCCTAACTATAAACGGGAACGGCAAAAATATAAACGGAGAAGCATTACTATACTTAATAAATTACGATTCTGTTAGGCTTCAATTTAACGGAACACAATGGAGAATATCGTGAAATCTAAATTTTTTCTTTTTTGTTTTTTAATCATACCTGACGTTAGGGCGGCATACCTGAGTGGTACGCAGGGCATTATACCTGACTCCTCCCCTTCGGCTTCCACCTCATTAGTTAACCCAATTTTGATCGGGGGGAAAGACGCTTCTGGGGCCTTAAAGAGCTTACCGCTATCGGCAACGGGTTTAAAAATTGACGGTTCAGGCTTTACGCAAACGGTTTATTCCGCATCACTACCGCTCCCTTCAGGCGCATCAACCAGCGCGCTGCAATCTTCTACTAATGGTTTATTACTAGATATAAAAGACAACACAAGCGCAATAGTTCTACCGCTCGGAGAGGTTGCCGATTTTATTTTACCGAACAGTGTTGTAGGCGTGGGAGTGTTAGATAAAACAACAGGAGATAATCAGCGATTACACTCTAGAACTGCAACGGATCAAATTGTTTCAACCGATAAATTATTAGAAACAAAATCTTTATTAGTTGGGAAAACTTCTGGGAATATTTATAAAGATATTTTAACTGATAGCTCAGGCCGGTTAATTGTGGAAACATCAACGCCGTCCGCCTCACTTGCTACAACAACTCTGCAATCAAACGGCAATGCCTCTTTGTCCGCAATCGACGGCAAACTCCCGTCAACACTCGGGACAAAAACAAAAGCAAACTCACTTGCGGTAACGCTCGCCTCTGACGAAAATGCTATTGTTGTATCTGGTGCTGCTGCTGCGGGAGCTACTCCGACAGTGCCGCCCGTTTCAGTTTCGGGCATTGATGGCGGGGGACTAAAAAGACATTTACTAACCGACACATCTGGAAAATTGCAAACTGACCTAGCCTCAATTGGTGGGACAGATTTAATTTCTGGTCAA